GCTATTCGTTCTGAGTGGTCATCTGGCATCTTTGATCCACCCACATTTAAGAGCCACACCTACAGCGTTATGCTCCCGAATCTGGGCGATGGTAGGCTTAGTGTCGTGCCTAGAGTAATAGATGGCTCTGGCATTGCGACAGAAACCACTATCAATCTCTAAGGAAGGGGTCGTCTGTTGGCAGGCTGTCAGGCTCCCGAAGGATAGAAGCACGAACAGCTTCACGAGCAGCGACTGCAATTTGGGCTTGCTTAACTTCATTGCTCAAGGTTTCCAGTTGCTGCTGAGTGCGTCCGGCGTCTACGAGCTTGGCTGCGTAGAGCAGTTCAAAGAGTTTACCAGCAGCCCAAAAGAGACTGCTGATAACACTTAGAACCATGGTCACTCTTTGTGTCCCGGAGGTGTCGAGGTAATTGAGCGAAGGACTGCCATAAGCACAGCAGAACCAACAGCAACCATACCAGCCTTGGGGTCATTCAAAAAGTTCACCCAATCAGTAGCCGCAAGCACACCGAAGACTGCTAGGAGCGCTGAGGCTAGGTAAGTTCTATAGCCAATAAACATGGTGTTACTCACTTTGGATATTTTTTAAAGGGAAGCTGATAGTGCGGGCCGTCCTTAAAGCTTCGCCAGTCGCCACCCCATTCAATCGGGATACCGACAGCTTCAGCAGCAGCCTTCACTACCTTCGATAACTTTGCGTATAGCGGCCAGTCCCAACGAATCTCACCGTTGTCCACTACGCCATCGTTGTCAGTGTCTATCCACACAGCAAGGTCAACAGCGTGACCAGTGATGTGTCTGGAGTTCATCGTCTTCGATGCTCCAGCCTTTACCAACTGTCTCTGTCGCTCAACAGAGCGCAGACCCTCGGTCACTACGAACTTAATGTCCGAGAGTTCTGCGGCCTTGTTGATTACTTTCTGTAAATCTGGATGAACACCGACGAGCCTCTTCTTTGAGGTCTCATTCAGTTTAATCATTTACTTCGGGTTCAACCTTTAGTTTGCTTTCCGCCTGCTGCTTGATAGCTGAGATAACATCAGCAACCTCAGCATACGGACGGTTACCAAGAGCATTCATAACGATGTTCCAAGCTGCAACGGGCAACTCTATTGAAATAACTTTTTGTTCCACTAATAGTCTTTCTATTAATTCCACGGTAATGCAGGATGCACAACTGGTGGGTTGATTTGGTCATCAATTTGTTTGTCGAGGGCAGTCTTCTGTGCTTCGAGCGTCTCTGCGCCCATAGCGTCCTCAAGCCACCCAATGACGATAGCTTCCGTAAGTTCCGCGTAGGGAATGTAGGTTGCAGACGGATCAAGGGTGACTGCCTGCGAACCGTAGATGTCAGCATTATAGGTGCCGTCAGTCGCCTGACGCCGCCAGTGACACGTAAAGACGACATCTTGTTTGCCGTCCTGTTCTGGATAGCAGTCGAGTTGGCTGATTACCCAAGTGTATGTGTTAGCCATGTGTTTCTTCCTTATGCGTTTGCGATAGTCGTAACGGTTCCAGAAGAACCACGGTATTTCAGAGCGCCGCCTTCAACGTAAAGAACACCACCACCTGACGGGTTAGACGATGGCACCGATGCCGAGTTTTTAACCTCGATGTTTCCGTTGGCGTCGATGCGGGCGCGTTCTGTGTTGTTCGTAAAGAACATCAGAGGGTTAGCGCCAACAAGACCTATAGCCGCCAAGTTGCCGTCAAAGTTCCCGTTGACACGTAGATCACCACCGCCGCCGGAAGACCTAAATTGATCCGTGGTGTTTATAAGACCAGCGACATCCAGCTTGTAGTTAGGAGCAGTTGTCCCGATACCTACGTTGCCGCTGCTGTCGATGCGGGCTGCTTCGTTGGTTCCGGTTCCGCGTGTGACAAAGCGTATTGTGTCGCCATATGCGGAACCGCTGCGCCCGGTAATAGATATGCCAGTGACATACCCGCTTGTAACGCCAGCGGACAACTCAATAGTGCTGTCATCAAAATAGGTGTTTATGATTGCGGCGCTATTGGTGCTATACGTCCCTATTCTGCCAGAAGTCAGAGAACCGGAGATACCAACGCCGTAAGAGCCGGGAGAACCTGTGAATAGAGAGCCGCCGTTAACGTAAAGCCTCGTCCCGGCTGGCGTTGCGGAGCCGATACCCAACCGGCCCGAAGCATCCAGCGTCATCGCCTGCGTGAAGCTGATGGGATTGCCTGCGGTGCCGGAGGGTGCAATATCCCAGATGTGAGCGCCAGCACTTTGACGATAGCGTGTCGCAGCCGCGCTGGCTATATATCTATTTTCATATACAGAATTTACGAAAATATTTTGCGCTAGTGACAAGAAGCTATTTGTCTCGTTGTTATACAAAGAGACGCCACCCTGCAACTGAAATGCCTTGTAGCCAACACCCCAAGCACTCGGCGTAACACCCAGTCCGAGGTTGCCGGATGCGTCAAGCGTGGCCATAGTAGCGCCACCGGAATTACTGAACAAAAGCGCGTTGTTGCTGGAGTTTGCTCCCAAGTAATATGCGCCAGCACTGGCATATCCAACGCTGATGGCATATTGCTCAGAGTTCGCAACAAAACTACTGCGGCCACCGTTTACATGGAATAAGGTTGCTGGAGACGACGTGCCAATGCCCACCAGCCCGCCTGAGGAAATATAAAGTCGGCCCGTAGACGCTGTGCGCGGATTACCGCCAAGAGCGTTACTCTGGTAGATACCAAAGTCACCATACGCCATCTGATTACACAGAAGCGCCCAATTTCGAGACGCACTATCTGACGCAGCGTTCCACATCTCCAACTGAGAACCAGTTGTTCCATACAAGCGAAGTTGGGAGGATGTATTTGTTGCTGTTACATCTAGCGGGTAGCTTGGCGACGTAGTGCCAATACCCACCATCCCGCCGGCAGTGATACGCATGGTTTCTGTTGATGAACCATTACGATAAATGTGCGTATTGGCGTCGTAGTAGTTAACTGAACCACCATATCCCGTGTATAAGGCAGCTATGTTTGGTGACGAACCTGTAGATACACTTAACGCACCGGCTGTGATACGTTGAGCGCTGTCAATAGTAACCTGTCCTGTTTGTGCAGCGTTTCTAAAGAAATGGTTGTCTGCATCATAGTAGTTGCTAGAACCATTGTAACCAATGTTCAACTGCGCGAGCGTAGAGCCGCTACCTGAAATAACGGTAAACTTAGAGATTGGTGACGCAGTGCCGACGCCAAGCCGCTTATTCGTATTGTCCCAGAACAAGCTGCTATCTGAGCCATACGTTGTCGATCCGCCAAACGGAATGTAGCCAGCGGTAAGCGAGGTGAGGCCGGTGCCGCCGCTAGAAACAGCAAGCGTAGCCGAAAGTCCAGCAGCAGTTCCCGTAGTATTCTGATTGAGCGTAGGGAACGTGCAGTTCGCAAGGTTTCCAGAAGCAGGAGTGCCGAGAGCACCACCATTGACAACGAAAGCACCAGCAGTCCCGGTGTTAACACCAAGCGCCGTAGCGACACCCGTTCCCGGTGTAGTCGTAGCGAGAGCGGTAAGACCAAGCGTAGTTCTAGCGGAACTAACGGACGCAAGGTCACTCAGGTTGTTAGCTGACTGCAACACTGCGCTAGACGCCAGAGTAGCAGCAGACCCAAGGCCAAGGTTTGATCTAGCTGTGGACGCAGTGACATCGCTAAGGTTATTAGCCGTCTGCAAGAAGCTCGTAGCAGCCGCAGTAGCCGCAGTACCTAAGCCAAGGGCCGTCCGAGCACCAGCAGCATCCGTAGCGCCTGTGCCGCCCTGAGAGAGACCAAGAGTTCCACTTAGGTAGCTCGTGGTATCTAGAGACCAAGTGTTGGCCGCAGTCTTCTTAAGCAAACCACTCGTAGAACTGATAGCCGCAATGGCGTCTAGATCAGCGTCCCAAGCCTGAACATTGGAGCCGATAGCAACACCGAGATTAGTTCTGGCAGTTGAGGCGTTACTCAGGTCAGCCAGATTGTTGGTCTTGACGAGCGCAGAGGCTAGAGTAGCCGCAGCACTTGAAGCGCTGTTAGCAGCAGCAGTGGCGCTGTTGGCTGCATTGGTTGCGTAGGTCGAAGCAGACGAAGCGGAACCAGCAGCAGCCGTAGCACTATTGGAAGCGTTGGTTGCACTGGTCGAACTATTTGAAGCTGAAGTGCTCGCTGAGGTAGCTGAGGAGCTTGCGGAGGTAGCACTACTTGCAGCAGCCGTGGCGCTATTGGAAGCACTTGCGGCACTGGTTGAAGCTGATGCGGCCTGACTGGTCGCAGTTGACGCAGAGGTGCCTGCGGACACTGAGTAACCCTGAGCACTTTGGGCTGACGTAGCGGCTGCTGTTTGTGACGCTAGGGCTGCGGTGGCCTGTGCGGTAGCTTGGGCCACAAGGTCTACAGCGTTCTCGTATTCAGTAGGTGTAGGGTTTGTCCCTGAGAAAAATGATGAACTAGGCAATCTTACCACCCATAGTATGGACCGACATAACTCGGTGAAGAATCATATGCGGACGATACGGATGCGTTCACTAGTTCATCCTGTAGCGCCATGAATTGTAACTGTTCGGCAATCTGAGTGTATGAAGCTTCAAACATCTGCTTGCGGTCATCTAGAAAATAGTCAGCCGCATAGGACAGCGCTGCATACACAAGGAGCGTAGGAGCCACTTCAGTAATCCAGTTGGTGTCTCTGTCAGCCACAAGACCTGAAGTATCCGCGTAGTAATGAATAAAGATATTCGTTCCAGCCGCAGGGAAAGGTCCGATGTGGAAGTTGCCGGAGATACGTGAGTAATACCGAGGTGACCCTGAGATATTCTGGAAGTTCAGAATAGTCTGGTTGTCTACACGAACAAGGCTCTGCTGTTCTGCCGTGCTGTTGGTGTAGATATGGATTGCTTCGAGGTAATCACCGGGAACGGGAACCTTGTTGGTGCCGTCAGACACGAATACAGCAATCTTCTCCATAGCGGGGACACGAAGTTCACGCTGGATACGCTGGACACCAAAGTTTAGAAAAGTGTTTGTAAGGGTTGGCGTAATGTCACGCCGATTGAGTAACCCAAGGAATTGAGTTTTCACATCCAAATATGCCAAGGGTTTCTCCTTGCTTAAATTCGTTTAGTAGTCGTCAGGAAAGCATCGAGATTCTCTAGCTTTAAGCGAGCCACTATCTCTTTCGCTGTGACGTTTTTGTCCCAGATGTTGAAGCCCTCACGCATCCACTTCTCGACCACTACAGTGGGAATTGAAGCGACTCGGTGGTAGTCACCCATGCGGTTGTTGGCGCTTTCGTCTCTGGATTCTTTCAGTCGATCTAAGAAGGACTGAGGTATTGCTTGTTCCTTCTTGACGACGAGTTTCTCGTCAGAGTCTTCTTGGAAGGAAACTTCTGGATTGATAAGTTCGGTTGCCATGTATCCTAGCTAACAAAAAGAGGCCCAGATGTTACTCTGAGCCTCCCAAGTAATACTTGTGTAACTAAAAGTTACGTGTGGCGAAGCCTAGCGGCTTACGCAGCCTTACGGATGATGCCCGAAGAACCATAGTGCTTATGTTTCAAGGACATCTCGCCGACAATGAGGTGACGCTCGCTGTCGCCAATTTTCGCCAACGGCTCACGAGTCCACGGACGAAGGACGCAGAGCTTCCACATGTCCGGGTCGAACACGAGATGGTCGTCAGCGGCCATAAATCTATTAAGTATAACCTTGACTTCCCCGTACGGACTTACATATAAATCAACGACGTTTACAATTCGGCGAGCAGCGTCAGCATCAGCGTTATCGGCAAAGCGATAGCGACCCGAGGCCGAAGCGAAACCGGCGATGCCGAGAGCTTCACCCGGAGGAATCATCAGGTAACGCGGGTCAGCACCGTTGGCGAACAGAGCCGCGAGGACCGTGTTCAGGTTCGTCTCAGACATGGCAGTCGAGGTGCCACCCGTCTTCGTCAGCAGAGCCGAGTAAGTCGAGGAGTCAACCTGAGCCTGAAAGGACTTCATGGTGCGAGCAGCGTCAGACGCGACGTTCGCAGAGTTACCAAGCGACGTAAGCGTGACGTTGTTGAGGGTGCCAGCACCACCAGCCTGCTTGTTGAGCATAACGTATTCGAGGTCGCGCTTAAGTTCAGCAGCGCGCTTCGAAAGCTGATAGGCGGTTTCCTTAGCGCGACCGTAGGTGCTGACCTTATCGGTGGTCGTCGCAACCTTAATGGCCTTCGCCAGAATCTGGGTGTAGCTCGTGCGGACGGTCGTCGGCGCAGCCGCAACTTCCGAAGCATCGAAGCCATCATACTGAGCGTTAGCAGCGGCAGAGGCGAGCGTGTCTTCCTGCCACTGGAAAAGGACGTTGTTGACGCTTTCCTTGCCAATCATGGACTGGAAGGGAGTCGTCGTGGGGGAGATGTTGGTGATGATGTCTGAGACATCTTCCTTCTTACCAATCACCTCATAAACGGTATACGTATTAGCCATTTGAAATTGTATTCCTTAGAAGTCGGAGACTTCGTCCCCGTAAAATAGTTTTAGTTTTCCCATTGAGCCAGAAACGCATCTGCTGCGTCATCAACAGAACCACTCTGCTGAAGCTTCTTCAGCATGGCGCGATTAGGGTCAGCCTTAGCACTCTTGACGACTTCATCCGGCGTTCCCTTAATGATACGCTTCGGAGTCTTGTCGATTTTCTTCGTCTTAGTGACGGCTGTCTTACCCTTTTGATACTGCATGGCCATGTGTAAAATCTTGAAAGCCACAGGATCAACCATCTCGTTGACGACCTGTGCATCCATTCCTGAACTAACTGCAAACGAACGGATGTCATTATACATCTGTTCATTCCACCCAGGAATCCCCGTCTTCGGGTCCGTAAGTGTCTTGATAGCTTCGCGGGCCATCTGCATCATCTGCTGCTGGCGTTGATCCTGAGCAGCCTTGATTACTCCATCAAGCTCCGTCTCCAGATAGCGGACATTATCGAAGGCACGATTAGCCGCGTCTGACAGTGCTGAGAGTTCCTCAGAGCTAACATTAGGGTCTTTGGTCAACGCCAAGAAGTTGATGTTTGCGTAAGGTGCCGCCTGCTCCTTGGCTCTCGCTAGGAGTGCTTCAAGTCCAGTTACGTGGCGTGTTGCTACGTCTTCAGCACGTTTCTTTAGTTCGGCTGCTTCTTGGGATTTGCGAGTGAGTGAGGCTTCCTGTCCATACAGTCGCTTCAGGTCTTTGACTGTGGCGGTTACTTCCTGCCCATCAATCTTGATCTTTACGACTGCATCTTCCGAAGCTTCCACAACCTTCTTAGGTTTCTCAGTGGCTTCTTCAGTCTCTTCAGGCTCCTCGGTGTCGTCTTCTTCACCTTCGGTATCTTCAGGTTCCTCTTCGTCCTCTGGACTTTCGTCGGAGTCTTCAGTAGCGGAGCTACGTCCGCCTTCAGGTTCCTCAGTGTCGTCGGTTTCTGACGGCTCTTCTTCCTCTTCGTCTGGTTCTTCAGATGGCTTTTCGGCGTCCTGAACCATACGCTTGAAAAATTCGTCGGCTCCAGTATCGGTGCCGTCTAGTTCTTTGGCAGCGTCCAGCGGTAATTCGCCTTGGATAGCTGATTGCATTAGTCGCTTTCTCTTTCATTCTTTTCGTGGATGGCTTTAGCAGCGTCCACGTAAGACATCATGATACCGAGGACTTCATCCACGGCTCTGTGTTGGTAGAATAGGTTCTCACGCTGGTCGTATTGCTCAGGCTTTGTCTGACCAATGGATTCCAGCGTAAGTTCTTTGTAGTGGTTGAAGAACCACATAATGTCGGGGTTATCGAAGAGAGAGGCCGCAATGGCCCCCCTCCTCACAATGTCATCTTCAGTCATTCAGCGTTAGCAGCGACCGAAAGTCTTCCCAGTCCCCATGCCGACTTTGGCATCCTTATTCGGAGCCTTGCCGCCTTTGGCAGAACCACGAGCACCTACGCCCTGCTTCGAGCCAGCCGGAACCTTCGAGGGAGCCTTGCGGCTACGGCCACCGGGGATACCAGCCGTGGGCTTTTTGTCCTTAGAACCAATAGCCATTATTTTTTCTCCTGCGTCCACGGGTCCGGCTTCGGCGGTTCATAGTTCTTTTCGCCGGTATAAATGTAAGCTTCCTTAGACACTGTTTCGGGATTAGGTAGCGTAGGTTTTACAATTTTATCCATTAGGACTCACAATGTTGGTCTGTTTAATTTCTGTAGCTGCTGTACGTTCCGCGAGGTCCATCTCACGTTGCGCCACATCAACCTTATTGTTGACATCAAGGTCTTTGCGCTCTGCGTCACGCTGTTTAATCATAGCGTCCACAGCAGCCTTGTTCTGCTCAAGGCCAACCTTAGCTTGGTCGATCTGAGCATTGGCCTGAACCTTGCCCTGAGTAGACTGAGCGGTAATCAGAGCAGCCTGAGCCTTCATGGTCTCATTCTGCATCTGCTGGAGAGCCAGCGGATCAGGTTGCGGAGGCGGCACTTGGTTCGGAGGCGTCAAGTAGTCATTGATTGCAGGCATACCACGCAACTTCATGACATCCGATGCAAGCTTGTAAGCATTCGGCATCTGGAACATAGGAGCGAACGCAGGGTTCTGCGTAATGAACGCCGCCATCTCCAAACGCTTCTGAGCCTCTGTGTCATGCTCACGGTAACCTAGATGCAAGCTTACGCTCACAGTCTTACGGTCACGCCATGAGCTAGGCTTCACTTTCACCCAGTTACCGGCCAACTCAACAATCTTCTCTTTGTCCTCTTTAGCCACTACAAGGCTGTAGACCTTCAGGTAAAGAGGAATTAGGAAGTTGTTCGCAAAGTTACGCGCGATGACTTTCTGCCGCGTTTGCGAGAGAGAAACCAAACGCTCCACCATTGCGTCAGAGTTTTGCGACGAGATGGCATCCTTGTTGAGACCCTGTGATAGCGAAGAGATACCAGTCGTCTCTTCAGTCTGACTCTTGATTAGTTCCAGCGTCTGATACACAAATGGATTAAGAGGTGCCTGCTCCAGAGGGCTAATAGCATCAGGGCGCGTGACGTTAACCAAGCCACCAAGACGATTATCCAGAAGCTCTCTTGGATTCGTAAGGCCACCCTTGAGGACGGTGTATCTAGGATTGACCGTAATCGTAGCATGGTCAACGATAGCTCTCGTGAGAACTGTTCTGACATTCTGACTGGGGATAACGCGGGCAGCAAAGTTGTTACCGTAGAATGAATGTGGAATCGGAAGCGGCGCAAAGACCACGAAGGGCAGATCGTCTACTTCCTGAATCTCTAGGGTCACATTGCCTGCTCTAACAATCTTGTAGAGCTTGGCGTGCTTGTCGCCCTGACGTTTGAACTTCCAGTAACACTCGTGAACAAGGATGGTCTTGAGTTCATCCTGCTGTTCAGAGGAGTCAATCTTGAAGCCAGCGTCGAGTTGCTGAAAGCGCGCCCATGTTTCTGGAAGGGCCTGCAAGGTCAGCTTGTCTTCGACACGGGAGATGCTCTCGACCTTCTTCTGGTCAAAACCCATCTTGATGAGTTCATCTTTGGTCTTAAGAGAGCGATGGTCACAGAAGTATTCGGGGCCGAGATGCTTCGCCTGCGGTTCAACACAGAACTCTTCTGGATTGAGGACTTCAATGCGAACCTGAGAGGAGTCGCGCTTGCGAGTAAGCTTACCACTATACAGCCCCGGCTGATCTTCGTCAGCTTCAGCCTGTAGGTCGCTAATGTCTTCTTCAGCAGCCAACGCCATGACTTCATCTTCAGTCAGGTCGTCAAACTCTTCCTCAATGTTCTCTTCGTTCTCTTCCCAGTAGACCTTCGCAACACCTACGCGAGCAATCAACCCATCATGGATGACATCAGAGAAGATGTGGTATCCATCATTCTGCCTGAACACGACGTAGTCGCAGTAAGCCGTAGCAATACGTGCTTCTTCAGCATCTTCAGGTGAATTAGGGTCGAACTTAGCAATCTCTCGTCCAGCAGAGAATGTCTCAAGAAGCTGTGCTTTCATCGATTCTACGGCGTCGTAGACTTCCGTAGAGATGAAGCTTGACGAACCAGCCGACTGTCTTAGCGGCAGTTCCCCGTTGTAGTAACTCATCGCTTTTTCGCGTTCACGAGAGAGCTTTGCGTTATACCAGATGAGACTTTCGTTAATCTTTCTATCAATGAGGACACCAATCGCCTCATCAGTCAACTGCTTGTCCTTCATCGACTAAATAGCCTTTATGTAAAAGTCGGACGTTACATCTATTGGTGTAAACTTTCCGGTATGAATATGATTTGCTAATGCCAAGGCCATAACACAGTCATCGAAACACCCCTGCTCTGCTTCCATAGCGCCGCTATCGGTCACAATGTATGTAAGCATCTCTTGAAGTGTCGTTCGGTCACGAATGTTCATCTCGTCGTCACGCAGAGCAGCACGAAGCCTGTCAATGATTAGAGGCTTGGTCTTGCTTGTGGTTCTAAAACCAATAGTGAACGAGTCTCTATCGTTGAGATTACCTTCAGCAACATCAGTGTATGTGTATGGGTATGCTAGGTCTCTACCAAGCCTTACAGCAGTTAGTAGGCCGTGGTTATTATTTTCGACAATGATTTGCGCTTCATTGTAATAGTTACCGAGAGCAAATAGCACATCAGCAAATTTATCTGGGTGGATGTGTCCACGCCAGCAAGCAACTAGGTTCTTTTGACTGTCGAGTATTTGAGCGACACTGTAGTCGCCTTTCTGAATGCCAATAGCGACATCAGCGCCAATGTAATATTCATCACCAAGTTCACGTTCTTTCCAAACTTTTAGTTCGCCTCTAATATTCTTCTCAAAAGTCTGTCCTTCAAGAGACATTTGGTAAAGCGGAGGCTCGACCTCCTGCATCATTCTGTGCAGTTGATCTGGGTTAAACACAGGGCGACCTGAAGCAATGAATGCTTCGTCAGCGTTTGACGGATACTCTTGCTTGAACTTGTCGATACCGTTCTGAGCAACCTTGCGGCGTCTGAACATAAGCTGACCGTCAGTGAGACCGTAAGCCTTCACTAAGTCTTCTTCTTCGTATGTGCGTTCAAAGTTCTCAGGGACTTCCTCAGTATACTCAGGCGTATCGAACCACGCACTGAAGAACGCGATGAAACCATTAGTTCCATCCACAGCACCCTTCCAAAGGTCATAGAACACACCAGACATACCGTTGGCAGTGCTCTCGACGTAGATGCTCGTGTCTTCTGTGTTTGGAATAGCCTGTAGCAAGGCGTTCAAATTGTCAGCAGCAGTCGCTGGAGGCCAGAAGGCGACCTCGGACAAATGAGTGTCGGTGAATGTTTCACCACGAGCGATACCTTCGCCGCCTGCGGTAGACACCATGATACCGGAGTCTAGGCCACTGAAAGCAAGCTCCTTACGAGAGGAGTAGCTTGTAGATGGCTTCAGCAACTCAGGCATCTCAGCATGAGTTCGCCTATACATGTCGAAGATGGTGCGTGAACTATCGGCCTGATGGGCCACCACGAGACCCTTGCGAGCCTTGCGTTGACTCAAGGTCCAATACATTCGACCAGAGGTATACGTGGAGAAACCCTGCTGTCGGGCCTTCAGAATGATGATGCGGACTTTGCCGGTAGCTTTTCTCTGAGCTTCAATAGCAGCATGTAGCTTCTTCTGTGGCTCATTGAGAACTAGCGGTCTAACGTCCGCATCTTTAGTTCTGATCTTGATGGCGTTCTTGGCGTAGAACTCAAAGTCATCGAAAAGTCGCTTACGGATGACTTTAGCGTCAGTCATCAGCAGCCAGAGACGCCAGCCACTCTTCGGCCTTGTTCACAGAGACTTCAGATTTGGCGACTGGTTTCGATTTGGTGAACTCTAGGACAAGCTTTGCAGCCGCCAGTTTTACCTGCTGTGACGCAGGCTGACGAAGGACTGTGATGGCACCCTCAAGGGCTTCCTCAGCAGCCTCCGTCATATCAATGTTTTTCTTAATCTGTTCCATGTCTTTCTTTGCCTGTTCACGAGCGGCGTCATGAGCAATCTTTAGCTCGTGTTTGTTCAAGCCGCGCGTATGGCCAAAAGGACGCCCACGAGCAATGAACTTCATGTAGCGACCTTGGCGAAACTCGACTAACTCGCGGTAGCCCACCAAGCCATCATAGAGCTTCGACCAGTCCTTATTGGGACGTTTGTGGCTGTGAGTAATCAGAGGGGTCGCATGGCGACTAGGGTCGAACTTAGGTCGCACCCATTTCTTTTTGATGACTGGAGGACGCAAAGCTGCGCCCTCCGTGTAGTTGATGTAACGACCGTCACCTATGTGGATGATGTCATTCGTCATTACTTGTAGTTTCCCAAGTCCACATGATGTCGTCGAAGCCCTCTTTCAGAGCTTGCCTTGTTTCTGGAGATAGGGCTGCGTTATCCACAAACTCCTCCCACTTTTGACGAGCAAACTCTGGCTTGTTGCGAAGCTTGGACCAACGAAGGAGCATACCATCAAGAATCTTCCGGTCATGATTCGTGTTTAGATATTCACGAGCATCATCAAGAAAGAACTTACGTGTATCCTGACGCTCATTCCAGCTTTGCTCATATCGTTGAGGATTCTGGATTGAGTCCTTATGGTATCTCTCAGTTACCCCATGTCTTTTGAACACATGATAGTTCGGATCAGCTTCTTGTTCCGCCTGCCTTGCTTCTCTACGAGCTTCGCTTACTTTCTTTTCAGCTTTTGCTTGAGCAGACACAACACTTGCTTTGGCTTCTTCAGTTGACTTCTGTTGCTGCTTTTGTTCGGCTTTTTTCTTTACCTTGTTCAAAGCCATAGCAGCCTTGACTTCATCAGGACGAGCACTGAGCGGTGAAGAGTTAGCATCACCAGCTTGTGTATTTTCAACACCCTCTTCTTCTGGCTGAAGTCTCTTATTTTTACTGATCTTCAGTCTGGACACAGCCAAAGGTAGAGCAGCAGATGTAGACACAAGTCCCGGTAGTGGGACATTCTGGCTTTCACCCAGGTCTTGAGCCATGTATTGAGATGCAGGAACGTCACTCCTGTTGCGAACATCAAGAAGTCGTCGCTGTTCAGCCCAATAATCCTTTTCAGCTTTACTTAGGATACGCTGAACGCCTGCCTGAGTTCTGATGGATTTAGAAGCATCAGATGACACAAGTTCTGGCAACGGTACATTCTGACTGTCGCCAAGGTTACGACCAGCAGCTTCAGATACAGGAATGTCGCTCCTGTTTCTAAGAGCTAAATAGTCTCGCTGACTTGACCAAAAGTCTTTATCATCTTTTTTAGTCGCTCTTGCTTCAGCAGCAAGCCTTCTGTCTTCAATAGCCTGACTGTTTCGCATAAGGTCTGCTTGACGCCGCATCGCAGCATCATCAGCCTTCTGCTTTTCAGCAGCCGTGTTTCTATCAGACTGCTCTAGGCTGTCTAATATGCTAAGGGTATCATTGGCTTTATTCTGGAAGTCACTTACCAATCCCTGCTTGTGACGTGCTTCCATTTCGTCAACTTTTCTAACAGCTTGGTAAGACTCCCGAGCAATTTTCATTGCAGCGGCTGTTGCCTTGGCGTCTTCTTTGGCTTGCTTCTTAGCAGCTTCTAGTTCAGCGGCCTTTTGATCGAGAGTAGCCTTCTCGTCTTTGGCCACATCAAGCTTCATCTTAGAAGCAAATGCGTTAGCCTGTCTTTCAGCCAAGTCTTTTGACGAAGCAGCAGCGCGACCTTGTGCAATACTAAGGATAGGTTCAGCCGTTCCAGCGAACTTATCAGTGATAACCTTAGCAGGGTTCGATTGACCTGTTATACGGTCTACAACCCTTGCGCCACCAGCAGCAGCCGTCTGTAAACCAGCAGCAGCTATAGCAGCTTTCGGTCCCAGAAGGTGTCCGAGCCACAAATCACCCCATCTTGTCTTCCAGTTCTCAAACGGATTGATGCCGCTCGTAGAATTAGCAAGAGAGGAGTTCTCGTAGCCACGCATGAGACCTAGGGTGTCAGCGTTACGGAGAGCGCGCCCTGCGTCTGGCGATACCTTGGATACAGCTTCAATCTTGGCTGGATCGACACGTTTCCCGGCCTCAATCTCCAGCTTGGCTTCAGCTATGGTCTTCTTGGTGAGTTCATCCAGACCCTTGCTTGCAAGAGACAAATCGTCGTTGATGTGTTTGGCGCTGACACCAAAGTTACCTTCGTAGTTCTTCAGGATGTCAGCAACTTCACCACGACTCTGTGGGTCTAGGTCACCCAAAGCTCTGAAGCGAGTAGCAACAGCAGCTTCCTTAGCAGCACGTTTAGCGCCACCAAAAGCACCACCAGCAGCGCCTGCTATGGAGCCTACAGCAACATCAGAGAGAGTCGGTGACTGCTGGTCCACAATAGCTTTATCAGCAGCAGCGCCTGCGCCACCAATAGCAGCATCAGCCATAGCTGTATTTGCAAGCTGTTTACCAGCGTTCTTTACGCCCTCCATGCCAACACCACGAACAGTGTTGCCACCAAAGGTCAGCTTACTACCGAGGCCACCCAGAGCCATCTGTAAGCCAACATTACCCACAACACGGGCCTTTTGGCCTAGCGTTAGGTCAGCATTGGGGTCTGTCTGGTCAGCGGCCCTAACCCTGTCGATAGTAGGAGCAGTCTGTGTAGCGCCTACAGTCAAGCCAGCAGCAATGGGTCCAGCCATAGAGGCAAGAGCCAACGGAGCAGCACCCTCAACCATGGCGCGAGGAGCCTCTGCGGCTCTCTCTAGGAAGGGCTTGTTGCTATCCCAAGCTGTATCACCAGCAGGCTTATACTCTTGGGGTGTTACGCCAAACATACCACGAGCGCCAGCGGCAACATCTCGCATAACACTGATTTTGTCCTTGTCAGCAATACCAGCTTTGTCGAGTAGAGACGTAAAGTTCTCGAAGCCGCCAATAGTGCCACTAATAGCACCCTTGGCGAACTTCTCGGTCGTGGATAGCTTGTTAGTCTGCTGTTCTGCTGTTCCCGGCTGGTCAACCTTAGAGGTATCAGCCGCCTGTGACCCGTATAGAGCAGCGTGGGCTGCTTCCGGGGTATCTGCGGTAATGGCGTATGTTCCGCCATCTGGACCCCTAAGTTTGAACTTCGCCATTATTCAAGTCTCTCTATTTCAACACCATTAATATTGGCCTTTTTACCCACCTCTGGGAGACCAGATGGTTCTTTGGGCTTTTTACTAGCGGCTTCTTTGGGCTTGAGCTTCTCTTCAAGAGCCTTCGGAACACCAGAACCACCCGGACCTTCACCTTCAAGCTGCGGATAAGGAACTTCCTGCCCCTTTGCCTTAGCTCTACGGTTTTCATTGCTCATGAAGATATTTTCTTTGGAACGAACAACTTCCTGAGTCATCGTCTGGAGAGCACCCTTCAAGGACTCATGGTCCTGTGCAGAGCTTAAGAGTTCACGAGCATGTTGCTTGTCAGAGACAGTGGCACCACTAGCACTTGTAGTGATGGCATTAGCGTATTCATTCACAGCAGTGTTGACCGCAGCGTTCAAACGTGACAACTGCGGGTCTTGCATCTGCTTTTTGCTGAAGTTAAGAATTTCGTTGACCGAGTAGTAATGGTCACGAGGCATCTGTTCAGACAAGTCAATTAGCGTGGACGCGCCAGCAAGGAACGTGTTACCAGCAGTGTTGCGGCGAGCATCCATGCGCCCATATTCGCGCTCCGCTGTCTTTCTTGCTTCCTGTTCAGCTTCCGACTGAAGAATGAAACCACTAGGAAGGCCGAGGTCTTTCTCCTTCTTCCCAATGTAGTCCCATACAGCCACACGGTTATCTTCACCAAGTCGTGTTAAGGCTTTGTAGTTACCAGCAAGAACTTGTTCACCCAAAGTTCTAATGGTATCCTGACTAACGGGTGTTTTGTCCTTGATACCATAGTGAGCATTTAGCAGCTTCTGTTTCTCAGAGTCGCCGCCAGCCCAAGCATAATCTTTCTGTAGCGTCGTTTCGTCGTTCTTGTTTCCAGCGAAACCCGGAGCCAAAGGCTCAACACGAATCTCACCACGGCTATTCTGGAACATCAGTCCCTGACCGTTCTGGGTCTGACCGGCATACTTCCAGCCACCCTGAGCTTCACGAGCCTGTTCTTGGGCCGCAAGGTTACTAGCCACCCGAGAGGCGTTGAGACTGGCGATGCCAGTGCCACCACGGTCCAGAGAGGCGATAGATGCACCCATGTTGGCCAAAGTAGACCCAATGTTATTCAGAGGCTGCTGTGTCTCTTGGCCGCCCAGAGAGATACTCTGAGCGCCCTGTGGAGCTTGAGGCTGGTCTTCAGGAGCCAAAGCCATCATTGCGTTCGGGTCTTGCTTCTGGGCAGCATTAAGAACGTCATTCACATACTGAGGGACATTCTTGAAGCCATCACTGGCGTTACCTGCGCGAGCCAGTGGTTGACCTGAGAACCACGCCGAAGCTACGTCAGCAGGGTTGCCATACTTGTTATAAAGCTCACCAAGTTTACCTTTGGTGACAGCAATCTGAGCTTCCTTGTTGTTAAGGAATTGCTCTGGTGTTAGCCTCTGTCCAAAATATTGTTGAGACCACGGACCAACATTGAAATCCATGACCTGACTAATACCGTAGGCATGGTTACCTTTTTTAGTAGCAGGACCAATGACGTTATATCGACCCGAGCTTTCCGTCTGATTGATACCGTTCATCAACTGGTCGAGGGTAATGTTCTTATAAGCCATTTCCCCTCCTTAAACCGTCGGGACTACGTTAGGACCAGCGCCACCTACGACACCCTGAAACGGTTTGAAGCTCGGGAACAAAGCGCCAGCGGCCATGCCACCAAGCGTTGCCCCACCGCCCATACCGAGGCCAGCAACAGAACCAGCCATACCGAGGCCAGCACCGAGATAGCTAAGAGCACCCGGACGCTGTTGGTTCGCTACAGGCTGAATGCCAACAGTAGTTCCGCTCGTATTCGTCGTGGAACCCCAGTTATTCGCACCAGCAATGTTGTAAAGGTTCTGCACAGGAGACCATGCGTCAGCATTCTGTCCCTGATACTTCGCCAAGTTGTTGCTAAGGATAGCCTGCTGCAACGCATTGAGACCGGAGCCAGCCGTCGAATACAGATTGCTGAGGTTCGTCTGGTCGTTGATGCCCTGAGAGAGCATTCCGCTACCCTGCCCACCGAGAGTGGTGCTAAGGTTACCAGCGTTGCTAAGAGCACCCAAGGACTGAGTGTTCTGATTGAGGGCTGTGTTTAGACCTGTGTTCCACATGTCACCACGGACTTTAGCTGACATTCCAGCGGCCATCTCACCGAGGTCGCGTTTAACAACACCCTCAGCCAATGCCGTGCGGTCTGAGTTCAGATTACCACTAGCAGCAGCGCCACGATATAGGCTCGGCAGTGTCTTTTCAGCAGCTACTCGCTGGCCATCATCCATAGCAGCGTCAACGAGGCCACTAATGTATGGGTTCTGCGCGTAAGCATTGGCCGTGTTGATGTTGTTCTGCGTCTGGTCGGTGTTACCGAAGTTATACAGAGCGCCCGCAGCGTTACCCGCAGTGTTGTAGTTGTTCAGTAAGCCCTGACCAGTGTTGATCTGTTGTTGACCCACGCCACCATTAGCAGCACCAAAGTCAGCAGCCTGACCATAGGCGTCATACTGCGTCTGGTTCGGAGCGGCCACGTAGTCGCCAGTGTAGGCACCACGAGCCAACTGGTCGTTGTAGGCGCGTGTTGCTCCACCAAACGCAGTGGTCAGAGCGCCGACTTGGGGTTGCCATGAGGGTGCTGAGGTTTGCGTTTGGTTCGTAGAGCTAATAGTTGGTAAGAAATTATAGGATGCCAAGGGTATCTCCCCGCTTGTAGGGGCTATATAGTAGCGAAGCTACGCTTCTTGACCCCATAGTGTTATTCTTTTAGTTCTAATGGTGGGACGTTTTGTAATTCTTTGGTATCAAGGTTCACGCTCCAGTCGTCCCCGTAAACTTCATGCGACACTGGGATTATTGGTTCACCTTTATAAACATCTTCTGTTACAAATTTCTCATCCATGTAGCCAAAGCTGGTAATTTTACCAGAAGACTTATCGTATCTGACATACATCATTTAGCTAACTCGGTGGCACTTCCTGTAACTGTTGAAGCAACGACACTACCACTATTGCTACCAGAGGTCGTTGTTATAGTAAAAGTAACAGTTTGTTCTGATGAGGTAGTGTTAGGGTAGTAAAGAATACCAGTTACAGCTATTGGGGAATACACCCAGTCTCTTACCTTTTGCCATCTACCAGAACCATCCGGCCCATAGATATATCTCTCTGATGAGGACGATTTGTATCCAAGTATCTTGTAACTTTTGACCACATCAGATGTTCCACTAATACTTCTTACTGCATTCAAGTATCCGATTGTGCCAAAATCTGGTTGAGCACTTTCAGCAACAGCAGTAGTACCATAAAAAGGGTTAGTGTAGTTTGCCCAAGGTGTGGAAGTAACTGTTACAGAGTTAGTACCCTCAAGAATTGCTATGAACTGTATTCTAGCTCCTGACCTAACAGTGACCTGAGTTGACTGCGATGGTGTAGTAGAATTAATTACTCCAGTAACAAATCCGCTCCTAGAGATTGCATTGTCTTCAATCTTACCAGTAGAAACACTCTTATCTACAATCTTATCAGCAGTAAGCGTCCCATTAATCAGAACATTGGCGTTAATCTCTAAGCCATATGTTCCAGTGCTACCATCAGCTTTACGAGTGCCACTCAGCGTCACAATGTTGTTCGAAGGTCCACCAAGTGAACCAACAATAGCCCACTGCGTTGAAAGAGCACCGTTGATACTAGCAGTAGCAGTAGACACCGTTGATATAGAGGCCGTGTTACTATTGATCTTACCGTAAACAGTGTTTGCTGACGACGAATCATTTACAGAGCCAATAGCTCCAATAGCACTGGAAGCATTAGCACTTGCAGTATTCGCCGTTGATTTAGCATCACTAGCTGCCGACTTGGCGCTGTTAATGTTACCATATACAGTATTAGCCGTAGATGCGTCCGTTGGAGCACCAACAGAAGCAGAAACAGTCTGTATGCTAGTTGCTAAGGCATCAGTGTTTGTAGCTAGCGCAGCAGTTACGTTGTTGATTTTACCGTAAACAGTATTAGCGGACGTAGGATCAGAAGGTGAACCTACAGACGCTGAGACCTGACTTGCTTGGTAGGCAGCAGATACAGCTACAGCATTTGCGTTATTGACCTTACCAAATACCGTATTAGCTGATGTCGGGTCTGATGGTGAGCCAACATTATTGGAAACACCATTCGCTATAGATTGTGCAAGATTTGCAATATCTGTTGCGTTAGAGGCAACACTATTAGCGTTGTTAACTTTACCAAATACAGTGTTAGTCGTCGTAGTATCAGAGGACTGACCAACAGCGTTTGATATAGTTGTTACATTTTGACTAGCTTGTTGAGCGATTGTCTGAGCGTTTGCCGCAGCCCCACTAGCATTTGTAGCTGTGGTGTAGGCCGCACCCGCAGTGGTGGTTACATTCGCCAGAATACCGATGTATTGGCTGTAGGAACCATCCGTATTGTCACGCCACGCAGAGTTATACCAAACGTATTGCTTGAAGTTCTCTTCAGGCTTAATCCATACGTCACCATTCTGACGACCAGTAGTCCCAGGATCAGCAGTATACACACGACTTGTGCCAGCAGAGGCTGACATGAGGTAAGAAGCCAGCGCAGTGTCTGCTGTGGTTCTCGCCTGTTGCTCTGTGATTAGGGACGCTGTGGAGGCTCTGGTGGTGTCTGTGTTCAGAACCCACGCAGTTCCGTTCCAGAAGTAAGGCGTATTGCCGTTACCCGTGTCATACCACAGATCACCTACCTTACGGTCAGCAGTGGCTGTGGAAGGCTGTGTGCTCTGTCTGAAGATACGCTGTTGGGCTGTGGTAGACTGGAGGGTAGTAACGTCCTTCACCAAGCCGCTAGAGGAGCCACCGACAGTCGTCGTAAGCGCACTTACGTCCTTCACCAAGCCAGCCGTAGAGTCACCTACAGTCGTCTGTAGCGCTGTGATGCTGGAAGCTTGGCTAGTCGTCGCGTTGGTTAGGGTCGTTATGGCCTGCGTATAGACAGCATAGTTGCCCACAAGATTGGTGAACGAACCGTCGCTATTGTCGCGCCAGTCATAGGAGCCAGTAGTAGCCGAAGGTGTGCTTCTCGCCCACACGTAGGGCTTGTAGTTGTTCGCATTGCTGCTATCAAACCACACATCACCAGCTTGGCGACCAGTAGAACTCGGAGCACTCGTAGCAATGTAGATACGAGAGCTACCACTCGACATCGTGAATAGCTGCTTGGCGAGCGCATCGTCACGAGTGGAACGAGCAGTCTGCTCGGTGCTGATAGCTGACGTATTGGTGCCAACAGTTGCCGTGAGGCTGTCAATACGCACACCCAAGGCATAGTCAGCAGCGATACGGGCAGACGCCTCTTCGTCGATGATGACAGCCGCAGAGGAGCCGTTGGTTAGCACGAGGTTGTCGATGCGTGTGCCTAGGGCCGTGTCAGCAGTGGCTCTGACAGAGGCTTCAGATGTTATGGATGCGCTGACTGTTCCAACACTGGCGTTAAGACTGGTTATCTGACTCGCTAATGCTGTGTCAGCAGTCGTTCTAGCAGTTGTCTCTGTGTTTACCAGAGCCGTAGCTGACGCAAGAGTCTGCGCCGCTACAGTCTGTGTGTATGTTGCCTGTGCTTCATCTCCAGATACACGAGCGTTAGCCTCCTGCAACACAAGAGCTTTAGCGGACTCATTGTTGTCACCTATGCGAACAACGTGCTTCTTGGAGACATTCTCCAGTTTGGTAAGCTGTTCTTCGAGGTAATTGAAGTGAGACCGCTCGTCTGCTGGAGGTGGAGACTTTATGTATGTATCGAGAGGAGATTCCGTCATTGGAAACGCAGTTCCTGCTATTAGTTACCTGTGGCCAAAAATCTGATAATCAATATCCCACCCAGAGAGACTGAAGTCCTGAATACCATCATAGGTCATCTTCAGGCTCAAATATTTACCGGGAGCGTTGAAATCGAGTTTGTTAAGAGTGACGCCATCAAACGTCATCTCGTGGTCATACTCAGCGGCGACATTCGGCGCATCAGATGAACCCCACGTAAATGTCATGGGTGGAGCACCAACAGCGAAGGTTGCTTCGGGCCACATCTGGTTTACCACCTTGTAGCCTCGTAGCTCCTTCGACACATCATCCATGTCCATGAGTTTATTCTCAAGGAACACTGGAGCCGTCGCAAAGCTATCGAAGAGACCCACACCCTGAACGATGTTAGCCGCTTCATACACATGAACTTTGGACGTAGAGGTTCCGAGAGAACTCGTGCCACCAGTCGATACCGTCATCAGGTAAAGCTGAGTGCCGTCGAAGTAACTGTTGTAAGCGCCGGACACTGAGTTGTAGGTGACAGCCGATAGGTCACCAAAGTTAGACCCAGAGTATGTGATGCCACGAGCCGCACCATTGACGTAGGGCAGATCATAGAAATACCACGTGTCATACACGTAGTTATAGATAGCCGCCCTATTGCAACCGGGGTAGCCTGTGTTGTTACCAATAGGGAACCGACAGTATGGGTCACGAGACACATAGCAGAACATCACTTCGCCCTGCTTGGCGTTGTTCACCACAAAGAACTTGGAAGCTTCAGTCGTGACGATATTGTTGAAGATAAAGTCACGGACTCGGCCCATAGCGATGGACTTATTGGTGTAGCCATCATGGGACCAGATGTCCTCGTTACCAAACACATAGTGGATAGAGTTATGCTCCGCCACACAGTTCTGGTTAATGACGCCTCTGTTGTTGAACAGACGCCGATAGTTGAACACAAGACTGTCGCCCCGATACTCCATGCTCCACGTTTCATTGCGAGCGTAGAGTATCATTCGGTCACGAAGGGGCCATCCGTCTAGCAGTGGGTCTTGAAGGTCACCGAGGACGTTCTCTGTGGCGCTATTGGTGGTTGCAGCAGTCCATGCACCCGGAGGTGAACCAAAGACCGAGAAATCGCTGGTCTTCACCATGGTCGGGTAGCGAACACCGTTCTTCGTGATGTTTAGAGCTACAAGAACACCTTGGAAGGAACGAAGGGCTTCACAGCGCCACTCTGAGTTCCAGTTGGGTAACGTAGCGAAGCTGGAGCCACCCGTAGTCTTATACCAAGGAACTCGGTCGCTACGGTTTACATAGACCACATCATTCAGGATGGTGGCGGTATACACCAAGCCACTATCACCGGGGGAATACCCCGCAGGACTTATGTTGACTTCAGTCGGCGCTGTGCCGGGAGTCGATGCCGCCCAGTTGGTGATGGTTCCATCTCGGTTGAAAACTAAGAATTGGGAACTATCGTTCAAAAGTTTATAGGCTATACATTGGGATGGCGTGGTGTTGCTCAGAGCACCCACAGCGTTGAAGATAGGCCCACGTTGAATACGGTTGTTGGTGAACCGGACGTTGGACCCAAAAGTGAACGCAGTGATGGGTAGATCAACCGGAGACCAGTCCGTATTGACCCCGAGTTTGCCGATGTCACGGACTGGAACGATGGTCATCTATAGTCCTCAGAGTTTCATAATGTAGGCCAAGGCGTAATACGGGGGAACGGTGGGAACCGCAGAACTCGCAGCCGTATTGTTGTGGATGTGTGACCCAGAGCCACCAAAGGAACTGTTAGACGCTGTAATACCAGTCACACGAGTGTTGATGCTGATACCCGTGTAGTTCGTTCCAGTGACGGTATTCGTCTTGCCCTGCTCTGCACCAACAGCAGCCACGCTACCGTTGATCACAGTGCCACCATTAGACCTGTCGTAGCTGTGAGCGTGACCGGGGTCATTGATGGTGTGGTTATGCCCCGGATCAGTCACGGTAATCGTGTGGGCATGAGCAGGCACCTGAGCTTCTGTCAGGGTTACCGCTTGGTTGGTCAATGTGATGGTCGGAGTGTTACTAGCAGCGCCACCAGTAGAACCCACGGAATACGAGGTGCCAGCACAGACCACAAACTTATTCGTTAGGTCAGGTGTCGTAATGTTACCTGAGCCGTCAGTCTTCGCTACGGTCTGACCGTTACACAAAGCCCAGCCGGAAGGAACACTAGACGTAGAGCCTGACCACA